CGCCTGCTTTTCCTGCTCATCGGCGTTCTGCCTGATGTCGTCGGCCATTCCGGCAATTTTTTCATTGCTGTCAACGGCACTCTCGATCAGGTCCTTAAATACTTCCGTTTCCTTTATTTCCTCAAGCACTGCTTCGGTGATGGCGGAGACATCAGTACTGGATTCACCGATGACCCACTCTGTCCAGTCGCTCTTATTTCCGATGCGGTCTACAAGCCTCGCCCGGTACCAGAAGCGCTTCCCGGCCAGCAGGCCCATCTGCTGGTAGCTGGATGACGGGTAAGGTACGTCAGACAGCAGGAGCGGGCTTTCACCCTGGCTGGTTTCGCTATAGTGGATTTCAGTTTTCAGCGTGTCCTGCGCGCCGGCGGGAAAACTCCAGCTCAGCCCGATACCGAATACCAGCGATTCCGTTTTGAGGTTAACGGGGATCGGCGGTTTTCCGACTTTCCCGGTCAACTCCGTTTCCACCGACGTCGCCCAGGCCGAGGCAATATCGAGCGCGTTGATTGCCCTAACCCGCACGGTGTAGCGTCCTGCATAAATGCCGTCGACCTCAAACCGGGTATTACCGGTGCGGGAGGCGTTGATCCAGTCGCCGCTGTTCTGTCGCCACTGAGCCTCGTAGGCCACGGCGTTCTTTACACCGTCCCACGTCACTTCCATGGAGGTGATCCCGATGCCCTGCTCAACGCGGTACGAACTGCTGATCTGAATATTGGCCGGCATAGCCTGATTGCGTGGCGGGACGATGCTCACTGGCCGGTCTTCGATAATCGCGCCGTCATCGATGCGCGCGAATTTATTCGGGTTATACGGCAGCCCGCTGATGGTGACGGTATTGTCATCCTTGCGCGCCACGCGCTTTACCCGGAATAACTGGATGGCCAGATCCTCCTGGTCCAGCACCCAGGCCGACTCCGTGTTCGGCACCACGCTGAACGCCTGCGTCACGGTGACGGCGCGCCCTGAGACAGATTTAACGACCCGCCCTTCGGATTTCCCGGTCGGGAGATTGACGATCAGCCGGTCGCCGGCTTTCGCGGCCACATTCCTGTCCAGCGTGATTTTGGTGGCCGTCGCTGCTGCCACGCGCCCGCCGTTGGCTCGCCCGGCCAGCGGTGCATTATTAACGCCGATAATTTTCCCGACGCGCGGGATGCGTCCCTCCATGCCGGTATTGAATTCGACAGCATTATCGTCGCGGTTGGTTTCAATCGCCCACAGACCGCGCCGTTGCCCTTCTGATTCGCGTGTACAGCCCACCGCAGTCATTTCCAGCGTGTTGAACCCAAAGCGGCTGGAAACCTCCTGTACGTGCACGCTGGCCTGATCGTCCTTGTAGCCGTTAGCCGGGTTGCTGTAGGTAACAATCGCTGCCGAATAATTGGTTTTTTCTGACGAACCGGAGAAATTGAACTGGCCGACAATGTTTGATTTGTTGAACACGAAATCGGGGTCCAGCTCACGCGGCATGTCAGCATCGACTGTCAGCAGGTTATTCGACCAACTCAGCATGCCCCGGAAAACTGATGCAAGGTCCATCAGGACGGTCCAGGCATCGGTGCGCGACTGCAGGTACAGATCGCACAGGAAACGCGCCTCTTTGCCGCCTGCGCCGTCTGATACCTGCGCGTCGCAGTACTGCGCGATTTTATACAACGACCATTTATCGACCTGATCGGCGCTGATGCGCCGGCCCAGCCCGTAGCGCCTGCTCAGCACCAGATCGTAAAACACCCATGCCGGGTTGTTCGTCCAGGCCCATCTAAACGTGCCGTCCCATGTGCCGGCGTAGGTCCGGTTTACCGGGTCATAGTTCGCCGGTATGCGGCACAGAATGCCTTTCGTTTTGACCGTCACGGTCGGCGTGCGGCCATCGAATAGTTTTGCGTCAAACTGGATGAACAGCAGCGCGGTGTGCGGGTACGCCAGTTTTGCATCGACAATTTCCGACATCGACTCGATGCGCGTGGTGTCGGCATGTCGCCCGTCCGTGCTGTTTACGGTCAGCCGACGAACACGGATCTGCCAGCCAGACGTCGCCGGCGGCAGATCGATACGATAGCTGCGCTCGTAGCCGGTGTTGCCGATACCATCGGCAGCATCGGTGCCGTATTCGGTATAGGTCGAGCCGTCCGTTGAAATATCAATGGCGTATTCCACGCGGTAGCCGTTTTTGCCGCCGCTGTCTCGCATGTAGTACAGCCCGTTCGGGAATTTCAGCCGCAGGCGAACGGCAGACAGCTGCGTGTTGGTGATGGATTTAACCCACGGCGTACCGTATTTCAGCTCATAACCCACAGACGTTTCGTTTTCGACGGACGGAAAACCCTGGATGTAATCCTGATCCGGCGTGCCGCTGCGCCATTCCCACGTGACGCCAGGAAAGTTGGACAGACCGTTCTCGTCCAGCAGTGGCGTACCGTCGAGATAGATCTCTTTCCCGGTAAAGCCGCCGGCTATTTCCCCCTCCGACAGCGCCAGCAGCAACTTCATGTACGCAACAGAGGAGATTTCCGTACCACGGTTGCCACCTTTATCGCTGCTGCCCCCGCTGCCGCCGCCCTTCGATCCCGCGATTATCTGAACCATACAAACTCCAGGCAAAAAAAATCCCGCCGGAGCGGGAGTAGTTGGTTTTTTATTATTTTTACTGCTGCTGTTCGGCATAGATGCCGCCACTGATCAGCACACCGCCGATCTCGCGCTCACCATACAGTACCGGCATCGCGCTGCCGGCGGCCATCTGGTTTGCCGGCGCGCCGAACGAATAGCTCTTACGCGTATCGCTGGATTCACTGGTCATGCCCTGCGTGCCTGTCGGCGAGAGCATCTGCGACACACCGCCCAGCATCATGGCCGCGCCGAATTTGTAGAGGAACGGTGATGCGGCGGCCCACGGTGTAAAACTCAGCACAAATCCGACCGCGACCAGTACAGCACCGAAAATAGTCTGGAATGTCCCCGCTTTTTTGCTGCCAATAATGACCGGTGCGATACGGATGACGTCGTGAACGCCGTTCAGTTTCAGATCCTGCTCGGTCATGTTCTGCATGCCGTTGAACACGGTGTACGTCACACCGCGCTCCTGGCTGGTTTCCAGCCAGCGCTCGAAGCCGGGGATCATGATGCAGAGCGCGCGTATTGCCTCCCGCACCGATGATACCGACAACCGGTGCTCACGCCCGAAATGGGTGCCCAGCTTGCCGTAAAGCCGGACAAGCACGATTTTTTCAACGGAATTATTCATCGTTATACCTCAGCGTCATCATCGTGCGATCGCGCCAGAACCCGCCATAGGGCACCACTTCGCTCTGTTTTGCATACATGTGGTGGAGCATTTTCCCGTCACCGAGATACACGCCGGCATGATTGATTTCGTCAGCCTTATACTGCATCAGGATCACGTCGCCAGGCTCCAGTTCGCTGGCATGGGAGACAAATCCGGCATCGGCATAATGCCGTACGTACAGGTTTTCGCCCCGCGTCCACCAGTTGTCGGTGCGCTCAAAATCCGGCAAGGCAATGCCGCGCTCCTGACTGTACCAGTCCCGGATCAGCCCGTAGCAGTCCCAGCTGCCGTGGATAAAAGGCCGTCCAAGAAGCGGCGGACGATCTTCAGGGGTGATGATGCTGGTTTCGCCCCCCGGCCACGCCATGATTACCCAAGGCAGACCGGTTTCATGACAGGCCTGACGGTCTACCGGTGACGCATGCGGACCGGCGTCCGGATGCGAATGGACAACCGCCAGCACGTCGCCGGTATCTTCCGCTGCCGCCCAGTCTGCAGCGTCAATCCGGAAATGCTCTGTGGGCTGGTCGTGGGTGTTTTTGCAGGGAATGTAGCGCCGCTGGCGACTGGCGCGAACAATCAGGCCGCAACACTCCTGCGGGTAAACCTGATCCGCGTGCCGCTCGATGGCGGTAATTAAACGCTGGCTCAGCATGGTGTCACATCCTTGTCAGGCCAATGGCCGGGAAGCCGCCGAACGGCAGCCGTGCTTCCGCTCCCCAGCGCAGTTTGCAGCCGTTAACTGTGCCGGAACATTCATCAGCGGCAGGGTTATCGACCGGGTTGCCGAATTTGTCGAAATACCGCGTGCCGGTGTAGCCACAGTCAGCGCCGCGATATTGCCCTTCCAGGCACCACTTACAGCGGTTCGTCATCTGTCGTGCCGGCAGTTTCTGACCGGTTACGTCAACCGGCGAGGACAGCGTGAACTGCACCGTGGTTTCGTTCTCAGCTGATTTGCTGTCGATGTAAAACACCTCGATCGTCTCAGCTGCCGGATTGGCTGTGGGGTTGCCACCGGGAAAGTTCACGGCATCGAGATAATGGGCGTAGGTTTCGTGAATGGTGACCTTCGCCTGCTTCATGTCCTCGTATAGACGACATAACGCAGAGATGCTGCCGTCGATGTTGGCAACCGAGAGTTTCGGTGATGCGGCGGTGCCGTCGCCGTTCGACTCGATGTCCTCAATTTTGCATGGCCACGCGTCGTAGCGAATACCCTGCCAAATAATCGACTTCCCGGGCAGATTCGCCTCGTCCGTGCCGGCAGCCTGAATTTCAGCAGCGGTGTAGGGTATGGCGTGGTTGTGGAAATACAGAACGTCAGCGCCAAACGCGGCACCGTCAACTTCAATCAGACGAACGGCGCTGCCCGGCTCCAGTTTCTGGTGATCGGCTGTGATAGTCATGGGGATCTCGCAAAATGGGACCGTGGTCCCAATAATAAAAAACCCCGCAGAGCGGGGTTGGGGATGGGTAGTGTGGGGTTATTTCACTTCATCGGACCATTTGACAGCGTCCAACATGACACCATCAGTTACGTCCTTGAACATTCCTTGGTAATAAACAAAATAATGTGCTTGATAACCTGTATAACCACCGTAGCTATTTCTGGCATTTATACCAACAGGTACAACATAGCCAAAATGACGTGTCGATTCTGTGAATCCCTTTCTCGGCTCAAAGAACTTAAATTTCGCAGAGTCTGGGTCCTTCAATCGACTTTCCATCATCTGTTGGATTTGCTCTTTATAATTGCTCGGAAGAGGTTCATATACAGCAGAATTAACTTCAGCTTTTGTCATGGGTTTAACGCACCCAGAAAGTATTACGCCAAGGAAAATAATCCCAATTAATTTTCTCATTAGTCCCTCTTAAATTTGTTCCGCACGGTAAGCCGTGACGAACGTTACGTTAACCGACATGCGTTCAAAATCAATGATCGTCGGCTTAATTGACTTACCGTGATACAGCCCCAGCTCGCCCAGCGGGTTCACCCATTTGAACGCACGGCGCTCCGCATGCGATCGCAGAAACGCCAGAATCGGCAGAATTTCCGATTTGTAGCCGGTAAACGTAAGTGGCCACGACTGGGACTCCGTATTGATCCCGTCCCCCACAACCTGCGCGTAGCCATCGCCATATTGAGCTGCCGTATTCCGGTTTTCGATGTCTGCGGTCGGACCATTCTGTGGTGACCAGGTAAACGTTTCGAGTGCCATTAGTTCGCCGCCCTGATTTTCATGTCAATTACGCCGCCATTGCCCATTTCACGGTCCAGAACCTCCATCACGTACTGTTTCACCTGATCTTTCACCTCAGAACTGACCGCACGCTGATCACGCCCGGAGGGCTGTTGCTGGCCCGTCGTGCTGCCCTGCTGAATGATATGCACAGGTATCGAAATGCTCAGGTTCATTTCAGTCCCTGACGCGCTGCCGCTGTCTGCGTTGCTGGGGCCGGAATTCCTGACACTACCACCGACCGGTCCGCCCTCCGCGTACCCTTTGCCATACGTCAGCTGGTTCAGGAAATTCAACATGCCGGGTTTTTTAACCACGGATTGTGGTACAACCCACTCCCCACGGTGAACGACGCCGGCGACGTCGTGTTTACCCCCATCACCGGTGAACCCCCCCTCAGAAAATCCAAGCATGCCGGTAATACCAAGTGATTGAGCACCTGCTTTAATTGCCTGGAACATCAGCATTTTCGTGATCATCTGGCCAAGGTCATTAATTACCGAAGTAGCGAATGATTTAAAGTCAGCCTTCCCCTTAGAAGCCAGCGCCCATACTGAATTCCCCATGCTATTAAGGCTGCTCACAGTGATTTCTCTCATCTGCGAGAATTGGTCATTCACTGTATCCCCCCAATCAACCATGCCTTTCTTCAAACCAGCTGACCAAGAGCCATTTACTACTGATTTTTTAATCGCCCCATCCTGAACTATATCGATCTGCTTTTGTTCTTCCTGACGCAGTACTTCTGTCTGGTTCCGATAATTATCAGAAGTTTTATCTGCTGTACGCTGCTCAAGATCCTCGCGTAATTTTGCAAACCGCTCCCGCACCTGCTGCTCCGCGACCAGCTGGTCGTATGCATCGGTACTTAGCGTCATCTGCGCTACGCGATTGCTGTACTCCTGCTGCAGCTGGAGCGTGGAGCGGTACAACTCCTGATTCTGTTCCTGCAGCTGCAGGCCGATTTTCCGCTGTGCGTTCGCCTTATCCAGGCTGGCGTTAATCTCCAGCTGGGCACGCAGATCCCGCTCGCTGGCCAGCACGCTTTTCTGGCCGGCAGTCAGGATTTTTTTCTCTTTCAGATCCGCGATTTCCTGGTTGAACTGCACCAGTTTTTTCTCGGATTCCGTCAGATTGTCCGTCTGCGCGGTTTGCGTACGCAGTGCGGCTTCTTCCTGCCGCAGACTCTGCAATCGGCGCGTGGCTTCATCATCGGTAAAGCCTTTGGTTTTGCGCTCGGCATACATTTTGTCGATGCCGCGCATCGCCTCTTCGTACTCGGCGGTGCCCTTTTTGAAATGCGCATTAACCAGCGCCACCGCATCGGCGCGCTCTTTCTCGCGGCTCGCTCCGGCCTTAATCAGCCCGGCCAGCGTATTTTCGTCCTTCAGGCGTTTGGTGATTTCTTCACGCTGTTTAATCTGCGCCTGATGTGCTTTCTCAGCGTCTTCGCGCTGCTTAATCGCCGGATCGGGGCCTTTATTGAGCTCAACACCTGCCGCTGCACCCATCGCCTGCGCGGTGGCCATGTGCGCCTCGCCCATGGTTTGAAACGCATCGCCGACGAAATCTTTCAGTGATTTCCACGCGCTGCCCAGACCGCCGACACTATCCTCCTGCGCCTTAATTTTCTGCTCAAGATCGTCCATGGCGACTTTCTGCAGCAGCGCAGTGGCCTCTGTGGTTTTGCCCTGCCGTTCGAGCGTCACAATCTGGTCAATCATGCTCCCGTTCAGTAAAATGCCCTGATCGGTCAGTTTCTGAATGGCCTGGAGCGGGTCGCCCTTCAGGCTGGCCAGCATGCCGACCAGATCGTCAGAACTCTGGCTAACTTCCTCCATGCGCGTACCCAGCGCCGCCACCCTGTCCAGCATGTCACCGCCGAACCCGGCGGCAACCGCAGACGTGACGGACTTCACCGCCCTGTCGGTGTCACCGAGCCGCCCGGTCAGATTCGCCAGATACTGCGTGGTCATCACCGACTGCTGCCCGGATTTCTGCAGCGCCTGGCTGTACCCGTTGATCACCGCCGTGCTGTTTGAGAATGACGTATACACCGCCGTGATACTGGCCGCCGCAACCAGCAGCCCCAGCCCGACCGGGCCGCCAACCATCGCCAGCGCTCCGCGCAGCAGGCCAGAGCTTGCCGCTGCCGCACGCTGCCCTAACGACAGCTCCTGACTGGCCACCGCCAGCTGCCGCGTGGATGTTACCAGCTGGCGTTTGCCATCTGATTCCGCAATATCTGCGGCCAGTACGGTTTTTGCCGCTTCGGCCAGCGAGCTTTTCGCCCGCGCCTCGGCAATATTCGCCTCACGGATAGTCCGGGCATTTTTCGCGTGCTCATCCTGATAATCGGCGGTCACGCCGTACTGCTTGTTGAGCTCCGCCTGCTTTGCGAAATGCTCATCGAGCGAGAAGGCATATTCACGCTCGGCGCGCGCCGCCTCGATGGTTTTCAGCGCACTCGCCTGTTTCGCCTGCGCCTCGGTACGCATCTGCCGGGCATTTTCTACAATACCCTGCGTGGCCTGAATTTGCGCCTCGGTAGCCTGTATCTGCGCCTGCCGCTGGGCAACCAGCCCGGTGATACTGTTCCCCAGCGCGGTCTGCATCCCCTCGCCCAGCGCGGAGATCAGCGCGGTGGTGATCGAGCTGCTGGCAACCGAACTGCCTGACGAGATGCTGGCCAGCACGTTGCGCATTTCATCAAGTCCGGTCAGGCGCTGATCAACGGTTTTTCCAAGCGTGTTGAAATCCGCGTCCAGACCGACCACGCCCTTACCGATGCTCTCATAGGCGGCCTTCGTTTTACGTGCATCGTCCTGCGATTTACGGTTAAATTCCCGCGCGCTGCTGTCCGCGTTTCGCATGGCGTCAGAGAACTGGGATTTGAACGTGGCGGAGTTGAGGTGCAGAGCCACCGCCAGTGATGCAACATCAGCCATTTCCTAAGATCCTCAGAACGTCAGCGAAATCATCGTCGACTTTAGCCGGCGGCTCTGCCGCTGGTGATGGTGGTGGGGTTTCCCCGTCGCTGGCCAGCAGACCGAAATAAGCCTCCCAGTACGTCAGGATGTTCGCTGGCAAATCGCCGATTTTTCGTGGGTCCGGCTCGCCCCAGCGGTCCGCCAGGGTAAACAGCATTCTCAGCCGGGGCGAGTCGGTTAGTTTTTTACTGCCTCCTCCAGGCTACCGTAGGAGTGGCGCTGTACCGTTGTCACCGCGTGCAGCAGGTCAGCTGTGGAATGTGCCGCCAGCAATGCTTCTGCAGTCGGCAGTTCTGATTTTTTCGGGCGCGTGCCGTCTTCGTTAACCAGCGCACTCAGAAACAGGTCCACGCCCAGGACCGAAAGCGTGCGGTCGGAATTCGCCCCTTTGCGCTCTGCATCTACCGCGCCGTTGTAATCATCCAGCTCGGTGGACGTCAGGCGACGAATAAAAACGGTCTGGCCTAACAGAGTCTGCTGACAGGTGGTGTCCATCGGGTTGGTTAAATTTTTGTAGTTCATCAAACTTTTCCTGAAAATTGAGGTTACGGATAGCCTGGGTATCAGGCGTCTGGATCTACCGGTGCGGCGGCTGCCGTCGACCACTTGATGCTATTCTGCTTGCCGTAAACCTCGACCTGCAGCACTTTGCCTTCCGGGCTATCAACCGCCTGCAGGCTCCAGCCGGACAGCACCAGCTGAATCTCAGCGACGCGTTTGTTCGGGAAATGCATGAAGAACACCACGGTTTCTTTCGCGTCTGCTGACGTCAGCAACGCGGCCTGACTTTCGTCATCCGGATCGTCGATAAAGACCAGGGTTTTGTCCTCGCCCTCACCCATATCCGCCATGTACTTCGGCTGGGTATCAATGAGGCGCGTCACCTTCATGAACGTGCCTTTTTTGCCGGTCGCGCCGATGGCCATCGCGCTTTGCAGCAGTTTTGCCGTCGTGAGCGTCGCACCGATCGGCCCGTATGAAACCCGGGTGCCAGCGGGGAGCGTTGCATACTCCGACGGCGATTTAATTTGTTCGTCTGCCATGTTTACTCTCCAGAAAATTATTTTGTCTCGAGCCCCAGGCGGATCTGGCTGGCCAGCACGCTGAGAATTTTTTGAACGTTGTAATCCATCGCCGGGCGAATGAATGGCGCGGCGACCTGCTTCACGGTCCCGAACTCCTGCGCCAGCGCTTTCATGTGGTGCAGCTTGCTGGGACCAACGCGCAGCGTGACAATCGTGTTGTAACGCGACGTTTGGGACACGTTAGTGCTACGGATTTTGATCGCATCACGCATGTGCGGTCCGGCGCTTTCCTCGTCGTAGCCGGCGTGCTGCTTCATATCCTGCTCAACGATTTTCATGGCCTCACGCCCGGCATCGCGCAGCAGCTGCACGCCGACCTTTTTGTCGATAGTTTCCATAAGACGATCGAGGTCCTTCCCGGTTGGGAATTTGATCTCAATATTCATGGGTTACTCCGGAACGGTGAAGGTAAAATCGCGGACAAGACGGTACTGGACCCGCCCGTTCGTCAGCGTGGTTTTGCTCTGCTGAATGCCGCCACGGGAAATATACTGAACCGGATGTCCGTCCAGCTCGCCCTGCACGATGGTTTGCCACTCACGCCAGATTGCGCTGTCCAGCCCCAGCAGGCGGGTATAATCGTCAATCAAATACAGGCTAACCTGCATCCGAACTGCCGTTAGCCCCGTCCGCGTCAGCCCGTTACCAACTGCTGGATCGGAAATGCGCTGAAAGGTCGCGCCTTCCTGCTCTGCATCCGGCAGCAGCAGCGGATAAACTTCCAGACCAGTAATGCGCTCAAGCGCCGATTTAACTGCCTGCTCGATCATGACGCGCGTCCGCCTCCCCGGTAATGACGATACGATCGGTAAACGAACGGTCGACGTTTCGCACCGTGTAAACCCGATCCGCCGTCGAAACCTTCCAGTCGACATCAACAGGGCGTGGGTACGTCGTGAACGTACAGGTTTCTACGACTGCCTGCTGATCTGCCGTCCGCACCTTGCGCCCGGATACCAGTTCGCGTTTTGCCCAAGCCTTTCCCGCAGGTACTTCAACTCCCGGCAGTGGTTCACCGAGCGGACCACGCCCTGACTGAAAATAGCTCAGGGTGATCCGGCAATTCAGCTCTCCGGGTTGCAGCGCTGAATCACTCATACTGTGTGCTCCATCAATGGAAATAACAGATACTCGACGCCAAGTTCTGACGGCGTACCCTGCTCCGCGCCGCTGGGGCTGAGATACCACTGTGCTACCATCATCTGCGCCGCTAGTTTGATGTCGTCGTCCACAATGTACCCTGCCGCGCCTTCCGGCAGTGCGTCCAGTTCAGCCTGCGTGCTGACCAGCTTGCAGTAATAATTTCGCTCAATACTGCGCTGCGCGGCGTTAATCAGCGTTGTCAGCAAACCGTCATGCTCATCAAAATCCAGCTCCAGACGGAGCTGGGTTTTCGCTTCAGCCAATGTCAGTATCATGATCATCGGCTCCCGGGCGGGTACTCAGTGCGCGCTTCGCGTCTTTCGGCCAGACTGCAATACCACGCGCCACTAACTGCTGTGACTGTTCAGAATCAAAACAGGCTGTATCACCGCGTGAATAGCGATGATGTGGACCGAGAAAAACTACTGCAGATCGTTCCACGGTTTCTCCTGCTGGGACCATGGTCCCAATTGCTGCGGCCGTGATTGTGCCCGGGGTGATGAGTGTATCGGATACAATATCGCCTGTAGCGCTGCCTGTGGCATCGCCATCGGCATCAGCACCACCTTCGCTATCACCACCAGTTGCACCATCATCTTTCACCGTCCCTGCCTCGGCGGTGTTGCTGCCTGCATCTACGGCACTGCCATCAACAGTTGTCGCTGTATCCGCCTGTTTCTGGGTTTCCGGCACTACTTCCGTCTCTTTTTTCACTTTGCCAGCCATGTTCTCTCCTGATAATAAAAAAGCCCGCAAACGCGGGCTCAGGTGGATTATTTGCCGTTTTTAGAACAGCACCTTCGAACCCATAACCAGGCCTTCCGGATGACGGAAACCAATATCGTGTGAGGTCACAACACGGATCAGCGACTGGTTGCGGGTAAACGCGGAAACCAGATCGCCGTTAGCGTCTTTGTAGGTCGCTTCTTTGGAGTAATCGACGGTCATAACACCGTCCTCACCGATCACCACGTCATTGAAATCAGCGAAATAAATCTCTGTTTCTTTACCGCCAGTACCGAGGTTTACCGGGATCGCACTGGTACGCTGAATCGGATAGCCTTTCAGGATGCCCTGCGACATTTCCGAATAGACTTTATTGCCATTGCCATCACGCAGACCGAACAGGAACATCCAGGTACGGTTGGACATACCCCAGCCACAGCTGATCATGTTGCTGTTACCGTCCATCGCCATCAGCATGATGCTGTCGAGATAGGCGTCAACCGTTTTCAAATTCACTTCCGCTGCTGCATCCCACGGCAGCAGTCGGTTCCATTCCGTTGCGCGGGCTTTCATGCCGATCGGGGTATCGCCGGTCCCGTCATCGCGCATAAACGCCTTGTCTTCGCGAACAGAAATCGCCGTCAGAATATCCTGCAGCACCAGTTGCTCGACGTTGAAGCCGGCGCGTCCGATCAGCTGGTTCGAAATAGGCACCAGGGCAATCATGGTTTTCGCGTTCAGTTTCACGTCATCAAATTTTGATTCGGATGCGGTGGCATCTTTGCCCTCGCCGGTATAACCAGCCGTCGCACCGCCTGCTGCTCGCGGCAGGGACATATTGCCGTTCGGCAGTGGAATGGAACGCGCACCCAGCTTACGCACAATGGTGCGCGCGCTGAGCAGCTCGATCACTTCGCTGTGCATGTTCTGCGGAATCAGCGCTCCACCGGAGCCGGCGGCAGTGGAAATGGCCATTGAGACTGACTGGTCATTCAGGTCATCGGCAGCAAACTTCGCAGCATCCTGCAGATTACCCTGAGCCGCTGCGATCGACATAACCATACGGGTCATACCCGCGCCGACGTACTGCTTCGGCTCTGCTTTAACCACTACACCCGGCGCACGCTGGGTTGTAACCGGCATAGCTACCAGCGCAGCGGCGCGCTCGGCTGCTTCCATGCGGGTAATTTTGGCGCTGATTTCGTCAAACTGAGTTTGCAGGCTGGTAAATTCCGTCAGCTGCTCGGCTGACAGCACACCGCCGCCCATCTCGATCTGAGCCAGAGCCTGAACCTCTGCATTAACACCCGCGCGCTGACGGCGTAATTCTTCAATCGGATTCATTATTTTTCTCTCTTTTACGCATAAAAAAAGCAGCCTTATGGCTGCCTGTTGGGGTGACGCATGCGCGCCGGGTTACATTTGGACCTGCTGGTTCATCGCCGCTGCCCGGACACGGACAGATGTCGATTTTGATGCGGCTGGTTGCCGGTACTTGGCGACGATGCCGTTAATGGCCGTTTGCGGATCGGAAACTTCATCAGCCAGCCCGGCAGCGATTGCATCGGGGCCAAAATAAAGCGCCGCCTGCGTGTCGATCACCGCCTGCTGTTTCAGGCCGCGATATTCCGCAACAGAGGACGTAAATACGTCATATACCTGGTCAATCATGCCCTGAAACATCGCCTCCGCCTGCTCGCTCAGTGGTGCGTGTGGCGTACCGTTGTTTTTGTTATCGCCACGGTAAATCGTCGTGAATTTCAGGCCGACGTTCTCCTCCATTTTCGACGCCTCCATGTGCTCCATGATGACGCCAATGGAGCCGACACCGCTGGTCTGACTCAGGACGATTTTGCTGCAGGCCGCCGCGATGAAGTAGGCAGCCGAAAATGCGCTGAAATTCACGATGGCCGTGATCGGCTTCGTTTCGCGAGACTGGTAGATGTAATCCGCCAGCTCCTTACATCCCACTGCAGCACCGCCACCGGAGTTAATATCCAGCACAATCTCGCTGACCGACGGATCATTCAGCGCTGCGTAAACCTGACTGCGAATACGTTCATAACTGGTGAGTTCCGTACACATAGCCGTTATCTGTCCGCGACGCGGTACCAGAATGCCGTGAACGGGGATCACCGCAATACCGCCAGCTGGCGGCGGGTCATCCTGGACGGGCGCATTATCCGGGGCCATAGCCAGCGAGATTTCATTCGCCGTTACGCCCTGGAGTCGTGGGATAAGCACAGCTTTCACCGAGTCCATGATCTGCCGGGTAGCGTAATGCGGTACCCCGAATACCTGATCCGCCAGGTGAGGCAGGTTGATTATTTTTTGCATGGTTTCCACCATTAAAAAGCCCACATCTGCGGGCTGGTTCAGGTTCTGGCCAGAATGGCCTCAATCTCTTTCACCTGCTGCGGAGACGCTTTCCCTATGCCCGGAACAAGTTTCGAACTGTCGACCATATTCAGCGGAGTCAGGTATGTCTCGCCGCCAGCGATCGGCGGCAGGTTCTCCATGCGACGAATGTCATTCACCGACAACCAGCCCCACTGGCGGCCAAGCGCATAGGATTCGTAACGCGATTTCTGATCGCCACGCAACAGCGATGACACATTGAATTCAATGTATAAATCGCTGCGCTCGCTGGGGAGTAGCAAGTCGCGCATCATCGCGGCCTCATGGCGTTTCAGCCAGGCCAGCAGGGTGTACATGACGTACTGAAGCCCCTGATGCTCGATGTTGTTATTTGTTGCTCCCTCAAGTGACTGGATCATGTGCGGCGGGATTTTAAACAGCCTGCAAATTTCATTTACTGTCCACTGCCGGCTTTGCAGCAGCTGTGCTTTCTCGTTGTCCTGGGATAGCTGTTTGTAGCTCATACCCTCCTGCAACATGGCTACCGAGAATGCGTTGCGTACACCGGAATAGCGATCCGTCCATTTGGCCAGCAGGCGATCAATAGCTTCCTGACTTTTGATTGCACCTGCCTCTTTGGGTCGCTCAATCACCCCGCTCATGGTCGTGCCACGCGCAAACACCTGCGCAGCGTGGTGCTCCACGGCAAGACCAAGACCAAGTACATCGGCATTCGTCTGAATGGGTGATGTGCCGATGTAGCCATCCATACTGAAATATTTGACGTGATGCACCATTCGCATCGGTAGCGTTTCGCTGACTTCTGGCAGGTGGTAATACGGCATACCGTCCGGGCCTTTCATCACAATGACCTTCTTCGGGTTCACCGGGATTAGCTCAGTGACATAACCTTTACCGTCTCGTTCAATCAGTGAAAAAGAATTGCCCTCCAGCCCCAGTGCGCCCTGTTGCTGTTCGTAATATTCGAACGACGTGTCTTTGCGATTAGGCTGGGAGTGGATCACGTCATAGAGCGGGTGATCGGTCGCTCTTATTCTCCCGCCATTTTTATCGCGCCGGTACAGTTCGCATGGCAGCTGCGCCACC